GTGTGAGGGACTGGGGAGACGGGAACATCCCGGCGAAGCGTGATCCTATTACGCAGCCTGCCCACTATGTGCGGGGAAAAATAGAAGTCGTTCAGGCAATACAGTCTTTGGACTTAGACTATTGCGCCGGGAATGCGGTCAAGTACCTGTGTCGATTCCAATCTAAGAATGGCCTGGAAGACCTGCGTAAGGCACGTCAGTACATTACTCTCATGATAGACAATTATGAGGACTGGTACGGCGAATGACACTCACCGTAGGCTCTCTGTTCTCTGGCATTGGTGGCCTTGACCTGGGGCTCCAGCGTGCGGGTATGGAGATCAAGTGGCAGGTTGAGAACGACAACTACTGCAGAAGAATCCTCACAAAACACTGGCCGGACATTCCCAAGTGGTCTTCGGTGGAGACATTCCCACCATTTGACTGGCCCGAAGATTTGTTGCGGGTGGATCTTGTGTGTGCTGGGTGGCCATGCCAGGACATATCTTCTCAGGGGAAAAGGGCAGGCTTAAAGGGAGAGAAAAGTGGATTATTCTTTGAAGTCATTCGCGTGGCTAGATTACTCAGACCCAGAATTCTGTTGCTGGAGAACACACCAATGCTCCTTAGAGGGGAAATGGGAGTTGTACTCGGAGAGTTGGCCCAGGTCGGGTTTGATGCTGAGTGGCATTGCATACCGGCAGCGAGTGTTGGTGCCCCGCATGTCCGCGATAGGTGCTTTACCATCGGGACACTCCGTTCCAACTCCGACGGCGGGGGATGCGAAGCAACCGGCGAATTCTGGTCGCAACACCAAAGGGCCAACCCTCCTGGAGGTGGCAAGGCAGGGGATACCCATAAGGTGGTGGCCGGAGACAGTGGGCAAAGGAAACTCGAAAGGTTTCGGGAAACCATCGGAGCCTCGCAGTGGGGCACTCAATCCGGCGTGGATAGAATACTTGATGGGGTTCCCAGAAGGGTTCAGCGAATTAAGGCGTTAGGGAATTCAGTCTGCCCCCAGGTGGCAGAATTCATAGGTGGTTTAATAGTCGAATCGGTACAATGACAGCTTCAGAGATCATTCTTAATCATTTTCGCGGGCGGGAAGACTACCTTGCTGTGCAACAGGGTAACAACAGCTTCCGGCCCGTCCGGGTGGAGAACTGGCTGACCAAGGAGGAATATGAGAAGCATCACCTGACCGGCGATAAGTGTTTCGGGTTTTACCTCCTCCGGCCCGACAACACCGTGAGATGTACCTGTGTGGACGTTGATAACCATGGGGACGCCAACCCCGCATGGCGCAGCGATACCGAGGCCATCTACACCGCCCTGGTAGGTGTTGGACTTCAACCTCTGGTGGAAATCAGTTCTAGCGGCAGTGGCTCCCATGTGTGGTTGATGTTCAACCAGCCGACACCCGCATGGGTAGCCCGGTCGTTTTGGAGAGCCATGTGGGCGCACATGGACACCAGCCACCCGGAAATATACCCCCGGCAGGATAAGCTGTCGGGGAAGGGCCTGGGGAACCTCATACGTCTCCCCTACTGGAACCGCAGCCACTTTGTGGATATGGAGAACGAGTGGGAGCCCATGCCTCTCACAGACGTGCCCCTTTGCAGTGAAACCGACCTGAAGTTCGTGGGCCGGAACCTGGGCACCCCTCTGGAGCCTGAAGTAAGTCTGGAAGAGAGAGTCTCTGGTAAGCTCTGCCCCCAGGTATCCACCCTGCTCAAGCGTAAGGAATGCCTGCTCTATCGCAGGTGGCATGGTGAGCTTGAGGGTCTGGAGGACAGGAGCCACAGTGCCCTGGCCATGAGCATCTCCTGTGAGCTTGTAAGGCTACGTGTCCCCACCTACGACATAGAGAATGCCCTGCGCATCTGGTGCGATGAGAACCAGTACGCTAAAGGGGAGCGTGAGGGTTGGGTAGATCATACTGTCCGCAAGGCCTACAGCATGGTCAACCGGCGACAGAACCTGCAGACCAAGACCCACACCCTGGGTGAGGCTGCAGTAGGCTTTGTTAAGAGGTACAGCAGTGGGGATGAAATCTACTTCACTACCGGTGTCACCAACCTGGACGACTCATTCGAGGGTGTAGCCCCAGGAGAGATGGCAGTCGTCGGTGCCCGCCCTGGCCATGGCAAGACCGCCTTTGCTATGCAGTGGCTGGACAACGTGGCAGAAGGAGGCACACCTTGCCTGATTATCTCTGCCGAGATGAGTGCCTATGAGCTTGGCCGCAGGGCCATCCTTGCCAACACGGAGCATGACGGCCAGGAGGTAAAGGATGACCCAGAGGGAGTTATCAAGAACGTGCAGGAGATATATTCCCAGAAGGCTCCCATCTATGTGGAAGACCAGGCTTATGGCATTGATGAAATATGCACTTTGATCGAGAATCATTGTAGCGTGAACGGCACGCGATTCGTTGCAGTGGACTACATCCAGTTGCTTGGCAGCACTAAGCCAGGAAGGTATGAGCAGGTGACAGAGATCAGTCAGCGGCTCAAACAGGTGGCCAAGCGATGTCAGTGTGCGGTTGTCGCGCTCTGTCAACTATCAAGGGAATCAGAGAGGCGAGATCAATGGAATCCCCAACTGGCAGACCTGAAGGAGTCGGGTCAGATCGAACAAGACGCAGACATCGTGATGTTCCTCTGCTGGCTTCACAAGATAGAAAAGGACGAAAAGGACGAAAACAAGTACACGATCAGGGTGGCAAAAAGACGGAATGGCCCCGTCGAGAAGGAGTGGATCGTGACCACGTTTATCCCAGAAAGGCAGGCGTTCGGCGGGTACGAGGAAAACGGTGTGCGAGATGCAGATCAGTCTTCAGCCTCCAAACAAGACAGCGAAGATCCAGGTTCTGTGGAAGGTGCAAGTCTTTTTTGAAGAAGCGACGATTCAAATCTCCAGTCGATATAGAAGACCAGGCAAGTGGCGAAGAGATATGGGCCATCATTGACTGCAATACCAGCACCCACGCGCAAGACCTTATGAGCAGGAGGATCAAGCGAGTCTGCCTGGAGATCCAGGGTCAGTGGAGTGACGTGGAAAGAGAGAGAAGGGCGGGCCATATCGCCCATATACCATGGAAATTACCGCAGAATCTAAGGAGTGTGCCAGATCATGGGGAGAATGAGTAGGAATAAGGGGAAAAGAGGGGAACGGGAAGCCTGCAAAGCCCTCTCAGACGCTCTAGGAGGCTCGTACAGGCGTTCTGTACAATACTGTGGTAGGGGAGGCAATGCGGACATTGAAGGACTGGACGGCCTCTTCATGGAGGTTAAGCGGGCCGAACGGTTTAACCTGTATGCTGCACTGGAGAAGGCATGCGAAGACAAGTTGTCAGAAGAGAAGCCCATAGTGCTACACAGGCGCAATGGGAAGCCCTGGGTGGTGGTGTGTTACGTTCACGATCTGAAGGGAGTTACTGATGCCATTGTCGCTAATGAAAGAACTGGAACGGGAGATTGATGTCCTATGGGATAAGGTGGGGGATAACAATCTGTCAATAAGCCATGATGTGTTTCGTACAGCCCTGGAACTGCGCAGGCTTGTCCATGGACAATACACATTGCATCGCGGAGACGATGGGCGGGCCATACGACGGCTACGAGTACCTCATCAATCTCGCTCATGAGAAGCGAGGTAGGGTAATCGAGGTCAAAGGGCACAGGCATGTGCTTGAAATGGAGTACGGCCCAGAGGGGTTCCCCGTCTGGAAGCTGCACTATATAGGCATGGGCTCAAACAAGGCCTGACGCCCCCCCAGGACTACCCCACAGCCCACCACAGGCTTCGCTGAGAACCTTTTCCCATAGTCCATGGCCGCAGCCTCATAGTTGATTCCACAGCCCGTGGAGAGGCCAAAGACTACGCTATCCTGGTTGGCAAAGTACGAACACCCCGCCTGGGAGTGCAAATGACCCTGTACCCAGGGTGTGAAGTTCTCCTTGGCGTTCTTTAAGGCAGCCTGTAGTCCACCCTTACCCCTGTCCCCATGTACATAGGTTACGCCCTCGTGGACGTAGCTTGCGTACCTGGGCCTCCAGTCCCAGTTAGGTGTCTCCCATATCTTGGAGTAGGACTTGAGTAGCTCCGGCGGTATGCCACTGCTACGGGCCTGCCTGGCCGGTAGGTCGTCATGGTTGCCTGTCATCACGATGGCACGGGGGAAGGCACGGTAGAGCTTCTGAACCTGTTTCAGGGCCTTCTTGTACTCATCCCCAGCCCCTGGCATGGCAGGGTTCTTCTCGTGATAGCTTATGCTCGACCAGTCAACTACGTCCCCAATATGAATCACCTTCCTGCAGTTCCAACGCTTCTTCATCTTCAGAAGAAAGCCCACATACCCGTCCAGCATGGCAGGGCAATGGGTGTCCCCGATCACTAGAACATTCCCCAAGGTGTGTCCCCTTTGTTCTCTGACTAGCCCTCCAATGAGTCTTTCATTCTGTCTGTATGGATGGTTACCGCTACCCTGTTCACATCTGGAGCCAGGTCTTCCAGGGCCTCTGCTGCGTGTCTCAGGGCAGTTCTAGACTTCTTGGTATCCTCCTGCATCCCTTTTAGAATGTTCGTCTGCTCTTGTACAGAGCTACTTACATCCTCTACCAGGTGCATGTGCTTACTGTACGCATCCTTTATAAAGGGCGTCATGGCCTTCATGCTGCGCCAGCACAGCATCAGGAGGGCCAGGAGGAAAAAGGTCGGAAGTCCAACGGAGTGAAGTAGACTAAGCCACTGGTCAGTCGTCATTTTTCTTCTTCTTGGGCATGATCACGTGCAGGAGGAAGCGAACTAGCCCCACCGGCTCGTAGCCCATTGAGTTAATATGTCCCCATAGATCCATGGCATCCTTACCTACAGGACTCCTGACCATGAACCTCTTCCTCTCGCCTGGTTTAATGAACCGCATCTTCATGGTGCTACCCCCTTGATCTTGTCCAGGATGCCCCCAAGGTTAATGCCCCCCTTGCTGATGACCACATAGGCTGCAATAGCAGCACAGATCAACATGAAAAGCCACTTGCGCTTCTGGGCCTTGGCAAGGGCCAGATTTGCACGAGACGCCAGCTTGTCTACCTTGGCATCACGCTTGTCGTTCTTGCGGTCTTTGTCCTTAGCCATTGTTCACCTTTGCTGTAGGCCTGAGTGAGTCGCCTATTATAAGACTTGCTGCGATGGCTGTCAGCTTGGTAGTTGTATCGGTGTCAAAGCCAAAGTATTCATGTCCCGCAGCCACGATAAACGCGCTTACCGTAGCCAAAATGACACGCTTGCTCTTGGCTGTACTGAGGAA